TCCTGTCGGATTGGCTTTATCCATCTTTGAACCTAAAGTTGAGCCGACAGTTGCCAAGCCTTGTCCCGTTGCCTGTACTACAAGCAAGTTATCGCTATCTGTCGGAATTACTGTCGGATAATCTTGTAATCTTGCCATATTACTTCTCCTTTTCTTCCATTAGTTTATCAATCTTTTCCTCTAATGTCTTTATTCTCTCTTCCTGCTTCTTGATTATATCCTGCAAGTAAGGAATCATGCCAATATAATCAAGGCTTGCAGGTCTGTCATCTGTTTCATTTTTAACAAGGTTCGGCAATACTTCCGCAACGTCCTCAGCAATAAAACCACGCTGGTCTGTTCCCTTTTCCTTATCCTTGAAGTCAAAAGACACCGCTTGCAATTTCAATATCTTTTCAGTATCTTCAATCGGTTTGATATTGGTTTTTATCTTCCTTGATGAAGTCTTAATCAGGTTGTAACAAGTGATTGTTCCGCCATAGTCTGCGTCGCCTGACTGTCCATACAAATAGATATTTGTATCTCCATTTGCATTGTTTAACGTTAAGATACCTGTATGTCCTGCAATATTTGCCCTCGGGTTGCCAAGCGAATTATACAAAGTAAGAACACCGTCGTCATTACCGCCAACCCAAAAAATACCTCTGCGTGAACCGCTCGCATTATTTAGGTTGATTGTTGTTCGTCCTGTTATCGTTCCAGTTACATTCAGACTTGAACCTGATATTGAACCTGTTGTTGATAGTGATGTGCCCGACACCGCTCCCGATGAATTGACAGGACCAAACGAACCACCTGTTATTTTGCCTGTTGCTACAAAGTTTCCCGTGTCGCCATATCCGTAGATTGTTACCGTTTGCGATGAGTTCTTGAATTGGAAACGACCTGACGAATTGTAAACCCACATTTCCGCGACTTCTTGCGCTGAATTGTTAAGCAAAGCAAAATGTGTGCCTGTTGACGGATATTTAAAATATCCTCTTGAATTTCCGCTTGCGTCTTGAAGTGAGAACTCGTCCCTTGCCTTGAACTTCTTTGCCGTAACCTGACCGTCTTTTGTAACTGTAAGATTAGTAGCACTTATGGAAACCGTATTACTCTCAAACTTGATTTCTCCGCTATTAATCGTAATAGACGAAGATCTGTTGCTCATATCCGTTGCCATTTTACCGTTAAGGCTTGAAATTACATCAGATGTATTGGCTTTAAGGGTAATCTGTTGAGCATTCTGTTCGATTGCCGTTCCCTGCGATGAAACTGTGTTCGACAAGGTGTTTACTGTTGATTGATTAGCCTTCAAAGTAATTGCCTGTGCATTCTGCTGTATTGCTGTACCTTGTGATGTTACGGTGTTAGACAGGGAATTGAAATCGGTCTGTGAGACTTTCGAAGAAATCTCATCCGATAAAACTTGGAATTGAGCCGAAATTGCATATGGCTTATACAGCTCACTCTCGCCTATCAACTGAACATTGTTAGCACCAATAACAGTTATGTCGTTCCCCTGATAATCTGTTATTGTTTCATACAAGTAATCTTCCAATGGTTCTTCATCAATAACGGCAATACAAATACAACGGATAGTCGAACCATAGTTAGCACTATCTCTTGCTACCGTTATAGTATTTGTGCCTTGTGCTAATAGCGTAACTCCGCCTTCATTTACCAAATACCAAGCAAATACAGAACTGAATTGAGAAGTTGCATCTGTTGACAGACCTTTCATAAGGTGTGCTGTGTATGTAACATTGGCATTTGTTCCAGCATCATCATTATCAATAGCAAGCCATAATCCGTCAGCTCCCGAAGGTCCTTGAATACGTCCAACGTCCTCCCAAGAATTTGTCTGCGTATTCCATACAACTAAGTCGGTTCCGACCATGTATGCGTCGCCCGCACTTCCTGTCGGGTGTGCCGCTATCAGCTCCGCCATTGAGTTGTAATTATCCAAGATTTCAAGTCCGTGTCCGTCCTGTCCGTCCTGTCCGTTTGCGCCCCTGACGGAAACTGTATAGCTTGTATTAATCTGTCCGTCGGCATAAGTATAAACAGTCCTTGTCCACAAATAAGGCTGCTGCTCTGTCGGTTGAGTAGGTGCTTCCAGCGGAAATGTTGAAGGAATAACTGTACCCGAGTTTGATAACGCATATCTTGTAACAACCGAGGTCTGAACAAGGCTGTCTAATGTGCTTTCAACATCTTCACCATTAAGAGTAATTGCCGGAGCTGTTATTGTTCCTGCATCAAGATCAATGATAAGGAATCCGTTTTCGGAAACGATCATTCCAGTTCTGACACGATTTGCTGACATTGATCCAGCAGTAATAAAATTAGCAACCATACCTCCGTCAAGCGTTGCTGCAAGCGTGTACGGTCCATCATACCCGGACGAACTATGCCCCCAGCCTGCTTGATTAAATCTCCATACATTTACGGCTGTGTTTATATCGTCTGTGTCCATGATGAGAAGTTCATCAGGTTCACCATCACCATTACTGTCATGGAGAATTAAATGACCGCCAAGATTGCCTGTGATAAGCTTTGTCGCCCTCTCGATTGCCTGTTCCATTATGGAAGAAGACGGTTTGACTTGGATTTTCCTTTGTTGTTCGACTATCGTATCAACGATGTTTGTTCTTGTGTCTCCGAACGTCGTTGATGTGTAGCGCTCTTCGAGAACGTCCCACTCGGTTTTAATACATTTAGCCGTTGCGGAAAGTCCCAGCGCTTCAAAATAGATATGTACTGTGTCGCAAAGGTCAACCCTTTCCTGAAGCTCTGCGATCTGTACAAAATCAAGGTCTATCGAGTCTGTCGGGCTCGTAAGGTTGTGCTTGCTGACATAGTTTGTCGCCAGTGTTGCGAGCTGTGTGAGTATAGGTGTGGAGCTGTCAGGATTGACATCACTTGAGAAGTCAACTGCGAGATCTCTCGGAACATCAAGAGACAGACCAGTCAGGACCTTAGCGCCTACTGTCTGGCTCCCGTCTGCATCGACATAATAAGGAACGACACCAGTGGCAAGGTTCTCCATGTTCATCTCTTGAGATAAATTGGTGAGGTTCTTGCCGTAGCGGATCTCGACACCTCTGTCGGATCCACGAGCCTGCTTCAGTGAAGCCGTGTAGTTATCATAAGCCCACTCACCGCCATAAACATCCAGAAGGCTCCCGGCTTTACCTCCGAACCAAGAGCGGACAGAGGAAGGCTCTGACACTCTGAAGTTCGCTGTGACGCTCTTGTCGGTGGTAATGGAAAAATTACCCGCCTGCGCTTCGAGAAGCGCACACGCAGCCACACACGAGCCAGCGGAGCCCGTTGTGATGAGTTTTCCGCTCAGGTCATAACTGATGTGCTGAGCGTAGACCTCAAAACGTCCGTCTATGACCTTCCCCACCTTGTAGATGCGGAAGAGCTGAGGCGCGTCCGTGAAGTTAGGCTTTGCCTTCACAATAGCATTGACCTGAATGTCAGAAGCGTGAAGACCTTCGGCCGCGTAAGACATGACAAGCTCAAAGGCTCCGTTCCGCTCTTCTGTGACTTTACAGGATATACAATCAGAGAGCACACCAACACCAAAATGGGATGGAACTGTGCCCTCTGTGACAGATGAGTATAAAATCGGCTGCATGATTGACCTCTTAAATAGTAAAATACCTCGGTACGATCGTCACGCTTGAAGCTGTGCCTGTGATGGCCACCGTGTTCGAGCCCGGAGGCAATATGGGGAAGGCTCCAGAGACCTGGCTGTTCCTGTTCTCCGTTTCGAGTCTGTATGCGTTCAGCGTGTCACAATCTATGTTGATATAATCGAAGACCTCGGCGCTGATCGTGTTGCCTCCGAGCGTGATGCTGATCGTCGTCTGGCTTGCCACCTCTATGTGAATGAGTGGCTTTGCTGTAAAAAGTGTTGGATTGTTTAGCACGGTGCCGTTGGTGACAGTGACCGCATCCTTCGCGCTCTTGTAAAAGCGCTCGGGCCTGCATGTGAATGTCAGCGTGGAACGTCCGACCGCCATCATCTGATTGGCGAAGTCGTTTCCGCCTGAGTAATAAGCAAGACGGAAGAAGTCAGGCTCGAACGAGTCTTCAAGTTCCTGATAGCCTGTTTTTGAGTTTAGCCAGGCTGTGAAGGCGGCGATGCGCTCGGGTAATGTGCCCGAGATAACTCCGCCGGAATCTTCTTCTGTCTCTTCTGCGATCCAAACGTCATAGGCACGCTCAACATCCTCAAAAGCGTCTTGCTGGAAGATGATCGAGCCGTTCCTTCCCGGCACGTTGTAGATCGTCTGTTTTCTTGTCGGTTTATCAAAGGCGGGAGCTTTGCCGACCACCATGCCAAAGTCGGCCGAGCTCTCACCGCCCCACTTTATCAGTCCTTGACTGTTAAAGCCGTTCAAAAAGTTAGGCATAGATTGCCCCCTTTCTGCGTGTCAGGTTTTCGAGTTTCTCCGCGATGACCTCAGCCAGTGCGTTGACATTCTGACCTTCTGCGCCGTAGACGTTTATCACGACGGATCTGTCTGATCCGACTGCTTGCTGCATCATTTCCATGAGTTTGTTGGTTCCTATGAGAAGCTCTGAGCCACGCTCTCCGGCTCCAAGCAACTTGCCGTTTGCCGAACCGAAGATGGTTGCGTCGTTGAACATGTAAGGCTCATTCATAGCCTTGCCATACCATTCAACTGATACAGACGGGATCTGCGGAGGAACCGCAAACAAGTCAAGGGAACCTGTGACTGTTAAGTGTGGGAGCTTCAGGTGTGGAAGTGACCATTCAAAGTTGAAGAGGTTCTTCACGAAATTGATTGAGGTCTCCACGACGTGTTTCACATTATCGAAAACACTGGTAAATTTGCCCTTGATGTTGTCCAGGATGCTCGTGACCTTCGTCTTGATCGCTTCAAAGCCGTTGGAGAAGAAGTTCTTCACACTGTTGATCGTGTTTGTTACTTTTTCCTTCACACTGGATCCGAAGTTGACAATCTTCTGAACAATAGAGGAAAGCCATGCGACAACCTTCTGAAGTCCGTTATTTTGGAAGAGTCCGAACTCCTGCCCGATGCGCTCAAATATCTGTACAAGAGACTTGATGATCTGAGGGATGGCCTTGATGAGTGCCTCACAGACGGCGACAATGATCTGCCAGACGGCTGAGAGGATAGTCATTATGTTATTGGGGCTCATGAGCTCAGCACTGATCTGGCCTATGATGTCGATAAGCGCAGGAAGAAGGACCGGGAGCGCCGTGGAGATTGAGTCAGCCAGGGCACTGATAACGGTCATAACACCTGCGACAAGCGTCTGGACATTGTTGCCGGACGCAAGCCATGTGACAAGGTCCATCGTGAGCTGTGTGAGGCTTGATATGATGATAGGCAAGCACTCGAAGACCGCCGACATGATGCCCGTGATGCCTGTCTGGATGACTGGCAAGAGCGAAGGGATCAAGCTGGTAACGGTCATTAAGCCCTGGACGAGAAAATCAAAAATCGAGCTGACAAGCTGGGGAAGCATAGGCGCAAAGCCTGAGAGCAGAGAACTGACCAAAACGGAAGCGAGCTGGAAGAACTGCGGAGCCATCGCGGTTATGTTCGAGATAATAGATTCGAGTCCGCTTCTGATCTCTTCGATTCCGCCGTTCCCGCTGAAGACCTTGCTGAGTCCGTCCATGACGGAAGTGATTCCCGGAAGGAACTGGCTCATCATGGAACGCTTTACACCATCAAGCGCCGTGTTCATGTTCTGCATAGCGTCCTGATATGCAGCCGCACTCTTGACCGCCTCGTCAGACATTACACCGCCCAGATCGTGAACCTGTTGACGAAGTGCTTCAGTCTCTTCTGCGCTCATGTTGAAGAGCGCACCGAGTTCCGTTGCGCCTTTGCCTAAGAGCTGGCTTGCGAGGTAAGTTCTCTCTGTGTCGTCTGTTACATTCTGGAGCGCTGCGATGGTTGAAGCAAACAGCTCTTCCTGTGACATGCTGGCGATCTGTTCCTGACTGATGCCAAGCTTCGCAAAGGCTTCGCTCCCTGTTTCTGCGGATGTTGCGAGCGTTTTCATGGAACCCTTCAGCGAGTCGATTGAAGCGCCTGCGTGCTGCATGATGAAGTCCCATTCCTGATAGGACTGTGCGGAGATCCCCATCTTCTGACTCATCTTATCGACCTGATCGCCGTATGCAGCCACGTCATTTGCTGAGTCGATGAAAGCCTTGCCCGTGGCAATAGCTGCGCCTGTGACTGCGGTCATGGCTGCACCTATTGCGACACCAGCGCCTTTGATCGCTCCAGCGAACTTGTCGCCGAACTTCGAACCTGACTCCGAGCCAGCTTTGTCGGCTGCCTCGTTTGTGACACCTGTCAATTCTTTGGTGATCTCACCCTGAGAGCCTTCCAAAGACGGAACAATGGTCACGTAAGCCTTTGCGACTTCAATATGATCAGCCATGTTGTCTCTCCTTTATCCACTGGCGCATCTGATCGAGAGGGAGAGCTCCCTTGCCGAACTTGCGCCTGTTATCGTCTTCCTTGCCCGGTCTCGGGTAAGGTGTTATTTTCGGTTTTGTCTTGCCACCCGAAGCAAAAGCAACGAGGTTGGCATTTAAGAGCTGAAGCATGTCATATATATCTGCAAGGATCGCGTTCGTCTTGATCCTTGAGTCCCAAATGGAAACTTCTCCAGCTTCACGGGCGAGCGCACTGTCACCCGGTAAAAATTTGATAAACGAATGGAGGGAGCGCCATGAAAGCGCTCCCCCTATGTCGTCCATTTGATAATTTGTTCTTGTGATGAGGTCGTAGTTTAACGCCTCGCCGTGCTCTTCAACGAACTCCGCGAGGCTTATCATTCCCCCAGTGTTACACCGCCAGCCTTCTTTGTTGCTTCACTCCATGCGTCGATGATCTGCTTGATCTCGCCGATGTTCAGATCATCCATCAATTCCTTCCCGAGATACTTCTCGAAGAACTTCATGACTTCGTCTTCTGTCTTGAGCTTAGCAAGTTCTGAACGCTTGAGCGATGTACCGAGCGGAATAGAGTAGCTCTTGCCTTCAATGTTTACCTTGAGAACCTCTAATTTTTTACGATTTAATGTTATTTCTGGCATGGTTAGACCTCCGTGTAATTATCAAGTTGTGACATCGCCATCGTCGTGGCTGATTGTCCATACGCCGTCAATAGAAGGTGACCAAGTGACCGAAGTCGTAGGATTGAAGCTTACGTCTGCGATGTCAGTAATGAGTCCGTCTTCACATCCGATGGAAACAAGAGTGGAACCATCTTTTACGAGGAAAAGATAAGCCGCAGGCTCTGCGGAAACGTCAGGCGAAAGTGTAACGCTTGTGATGTTGCCGTGAGTCTGGCCTGCTGCTGTGTAGCTGACATTACCCTCACCGAAGAGAGTCTCGAAGACTTTCTTGTTGGTGTACATGATAGAACCGCTGATAACGCCGTTCTCTGTATTGATCTTTCTCTCTGCGATGTTTGCCCAGTTCTTGATCACGTCACCGCTGGGGAGCTTGAGAGAAATTCCGTCTACCGTGATAGCACCGACTTCTGCCCATGCTGATCCGGGGGTTGTTCCGGGCGTGGAGGGAAGCGCAGTGCCCTTCGGAGCTGTAAAGAACATTCCTGTGACTGCGTTACCTGCACCGATTAAAACGTTTGACATAACGATTTGTCTCCTTTGCTATGAGTCTATTTCGAACGATTCTTTATGCGCCGTGACCAAACAAGTCAAAGTGCAAAGTTTCAAGTCAGGACGCACGGGATCGTTCCCCCACCGTGCGAGACTGTTAATTGTGACATTACGAAGAGCACCGAACTGAGAATTAGCCTGAGCTTCAAGCAAACCCTGAGCGGTTCTTATCAGTGTGAACGCTGCTTCATCAGTTTCAGCTCTGGCATCAAGCACCACTGTGAACTTGTCGATCTCATTTACTGAGCTTCCACCTGTCGCAGTGACCAAAATACAAGGTGTGGTGAAGTTTGCGGGAAGAGGTCTGACATAAACGGTCAAATAGTCCGTCATGGCTTTCCTGATCTCGTCTTCAATGTCGATAGGTCTAATAATGTTCATGATATTGCCCTCGTTAATACCTTGTCTTCAGCTTCGGCTGCCGCAGCACTGTTATCAGTAGTTGAAACAAAACCAACCCAACGGGAAGGCTTCAACTTGACATCGGCTTTGAAACCTACATCTGCACCCGCATTATCGGAGGAACCCGTATAATTGGCGACTGCATTTCGGTATATTGCATCCGTGGTTTCTTGGATTACCTGTTGCGTTCCTTCTGACTTCAGGATCTCCTGAAATCCCGCACTGATGAACTCTATTTTCTGAATACCATTCTTAGCCATGATAACGCCTCAAAGTGATATTGATATGCTCAAGTGTTCCCGTCGCAGAAGGTTGGACCCTGACTTCTCCAGCAATCTCGTATGTCTTCGAGTTGAACTGGATCCTGTCACCAGCCTGAATATCTGCATCAGGCGGAGCAAAAAGCGTGTAAAGGTCAGATATGCCAAGAACACGTCCATCTTCCGACAGTGATGTTGAAGCAGGCTGCATAGAACATCCGTTAATAACCTTCGTGGAAATCTTATCTGTACTCCAGTCCGGGATTGTTGAACCCCTCGAAGTTGTTGTTCCGGGACGAATCCTCGTCACGGTCTGATTGCAGAATGACGGAAGCATCAGAATGTCCTCCCTGGTCTCGTCCTCAAGTCGATTGCGCCGAGCTGTTGTCTCTTGAATCCCAAAGCCTTCTCATCAGATGGCCAGAGCTTGATCGCTCCGCTTGAATTTGGCAGTGAATATGACTGCGAAACTGATCCTGCGCTTTCGCTGTACGATGTTGCGGGAAGCTGATACCCGGGAGTATTAAGCTCACGGATAACCACATCACACGTCACCGCCTTTGCGATGTTAGCGTAGTCAGGATCAGAAGCGACCAGCGCATCAATGTCCTTTCCGACATCCTTGCCCTTAGTCCTGATGATCGAGCTGATGATGGGAATGAGATAGGCTGCTCTTGCCTGCTCTTCGGATGTCAGTGCTCTTTTCAAGTTTTGAACGTCTTGAACTGTTGCATAATCTGACATAAGTTCGCCCTCTTACTTCGTTGTCTTTTTAGTGGTCTTCTTCGTCTTCTTGACGGGTTTGACCGCCTTTTCCTCTACGGGAGCAGGAACAACGGCAGGCTCCTTTTCAGGAGCCTTGCCGATCAATTCCCAATTACCGCCCAGCATGGAAGGCGCTTCAATGACCGCACCCGTCTTGACGTTGCGGAACTTCATAGATCAGGATCCGGAAGCTGCTGTCTCGATTACTGCGAAAGCAGAACCATCGAGAATCTTCCAACCGATCCAAGCCTCAGCTCTGAGGTAAACCTGGTTGTGTCCCTTGAGGTCGCCAGCATCAGAATCATTGTCAGGATTACCGTATTCGATAACCTCGAAGTTGATCTTGTCAGCATAGCCCCACTTAAAAGCGTTCTCGAAGTCGCCGCAGTAAGCATACTTGCCAGCAACCTTGGAAACTGTGCTGTTAACGTCAGCAGGAACGCCTCTGATAGAAGCAACCTGAGCGCCCCAAGCAAGTTCAGGATACTGAGGAACACCGGAAGCCTTGAGAGCTGCGAGTGCAGCTGCAAAGCTCTTGCTCATAGCGATACCGGAGAAGTCATAATCACCGATAGCTGCAACAGCAGAAGCAACGTTTGCTTCAGGATCAGCAGCGGTATAAGTAACGGATGTTACGTCAGTATTTGTATCGAAAGAATTTGTGCTGATGAGTGATGTAGCAGCAGCGCCAGTTGCAGGGTTGATACCGTGCATAACCATGATGTCGAGACCGCGAGCGATCTTGCCCTCGAATCCGTCTGTGAAGCCCTTGATGTACTCAAGCTGCTTCTCTTCGGAGCAACGAAGGAACTCATCGGAAACACGAGCGCCATACTCGATCTTAACGGGAGTAATAGGAGCTACGCTGTTAGAATTGGTGTGCTTAGCCTTAGCACCGCCCTCTGCTACGAGGTTTACTTCTCCATCAAGAGAGAAGACCATAACGTCTGTTCCGCTGAAAGCGATAGGTGTCTGCTTAGCGAGTTTTGCGATAGATGACTTTCCCTTAGCGCCGAGGAATACTTCTCTAACCAGTTCAGCCGGGAAACCTGTTGATGTAAATGCCATAATGTGCATCCTCCTATGTTTTGATTAGTTTTTTATGCCGTTGAGAACCTGTCTCAGTGAATTTTTCCCTGAGTCATAACTCTCGCCTGCTTCTGTATTTTTGGTGGGTATCGGTTGAGCGCCAGCCCCCACAAGCTTTTTGAGCGATTCAGCATCTTTGCGGATAGAAGCTTCATCATCTCCGCTGATCCTGCTTATCCACTCATAGGAAAGACCGACCTCGTGAGCGATCCGAGACTTTAAAGAGGCAGTCTCGTAAGCCTTGTTCTTTGCCGTAAGGTCTGCGATAGTCTGTTCGTCGCTCTCATGAGCCTTTTTGAAGTCATCAAAGGCTTTATTAGACGCATCAAGAGCTTTCTGGTGATCTTCTGGAGAGATCCATCCTTCATAGCGTTTCTGCGTGGTCTCACGCTCGCGCTTCAAGCGATCTTTGATGATGTTGTCCAGCTCTTCCTGAGTTTCGATAGGCTTGAAGCCTTCCTGTGTTGTTTCTGACATGATTTTGTCCTTTCCCCGATTCAATCCGTTCGGTAACGTAAAATTTATTTAGTAACCAACGCGTTGTTTTTTGGCTTCTTTTGCCGTAGCACACGCGTGAGTTGCCAAAACAGCAGACTCCATCAAGGCGACTTCAATATCGTCGTCAAGAGTCTGATAACCATAACCGCCACCTGATCCGATAGATCTGTGTTTGCAATTAGTAACACTCTGCCGAAGGGCAGGCTGCCCTTTGTGACAGAGTGTCTTGTTTGCTATGGCGGTTTCAAAGTCTGATGATGCCTGAATAACTTGCTTGACTGTTGCAGCGGTCACACCCTTGAGCTTTTGCTCTTTACACTCCCTCTGGAATGTTTCAAGCCCGGAAGCACCGTCAACCAAGACTGCTTTTACCTTGCACTTTATCAAGAAGTTGATTATCCAACTATTTCCTTCTCTTTGGTCTTTGCAATCAATAGACTCAATGAAGATCTTTTCGTCTTCCGTCTTTATTGCTATGGACAAACAAGAGTTTTGACCATCCCTGCCGAACTTCAGCCCCGCAAATATCGGAGGTTTGAACTTTGGCAAGGTTTCCACCCTGAGTGCATCCCATTCGGGAGCGCTGACAGCGGACTGCTGATTGTAACGGATCCACAAGCCGAGCCGCTGGATATTGAAATCAAGGTCATCACCATTGATCTCGTCCTGGACTATTCTCTCCGTGAGGATAGTCCCGAGCGAAGGCGATGTCTGATACCATGCTTCCTTATCCTTGACATTCGTCTTGTGGTCAACAGACCACTCTGCCCATCCTCCGTTTATCGAGTCACCCTGTAAGGTCTTGTCTCGATAGTCACGGAAGACTGTTCCTGTGGACACCGCCGTCGGAGGTGTACCGCACATGATGGTCTGTGGATTCTTGGAACTTGAAACGACATAATTGAGAGCCGTTTGCTGTTGTGTCGTGTATTCCTGGGCCTCGTCTATGATAAGAAGATCATATCCGGAACCCAAAGCACCCGAACTTGTCCTTGTACGGAAGTCTATGACTCCGCCTGTCTCGATCAGTTCGATACGTTCTCGACCATACCCTTTGTATGTCTTTATCGGAACACCGATACACTCAAGTCTCGCCTTCAATCTTTCCCAAGCTATGTGTGCCGTGTCTGTCAGGTGGGCTGTGTGAAGTATGTGTTCACCATTGAACAAGCCCCATCCTTCGCGCTGGGTCAAGATCTCCGTTTTTCCGTTACGGCGCGGAACCGAATACCCGAACTTGGTATGAACCCAAAGTCCGTCTTCGTTCACGGCCATAATGTCATTCAGCATTAACGCCTGCCATTCCTGACAGACGTTACCGCTCATGTTATACAGTTGGACTGCTTCATCACCATACGACTTTTCATACGGTAATATTACAGATTGAGTCGGAATTTGATTTCCGACTCTATTCATAACTTGCTCTTACCTCCTTGGGACCTGCTCGTGATCGTGTCTGCATGATAAACACCTCACTTCTTAAAATTATTGACTTCTTCTCTATAAAAAGAACTGTTGCGCTCTGTTATATAACTGATGTTGCATCGGCATTTTTCATGTCTTCTCCAAACATCATTACCAGTGTCCATCACTTCGTTATAATCGTATGAGCCTTCCACCTCTCTGCACCATTCGCAGGCTTTGAACTCCGCCGTGCGAATGACCATCGTCTTGACTCCTGAACGATAAAGCATCGCAGCATTATCTCTGATCGAGTCATCGACCACATTCATCGTAAAGTTGACAAGCTGGTCATAAAAACTCTTTTCAATGTCAGTAAAATCAGCATGGTCTTTCAGTTCGGTTATAAGTCCCTGAACACGGTCCATATTGAACTTCGGTTCCTGAAACTTAACACCGAGACCAGCGTCCTTGTTCAGATCTTCCTGTACTTGCCTGCACACGTTCATCACCTGTTCATGGTCAAGGCCAAGTGCACGCGGGAGAAAGTCATCGAGATCCCATTCTGCCGGGAAAAGCATGAAATCATTATCTTTCAAAACCTTCCCGAAGTCTGTTCCTATCCGAGTGGCGAGCTGGGAAGCGGTCTTATAATTGCCTTTCCCATTGTAGATCTTTGTATATAGTTCAGTTGCTCTCTTATCAGCCCGGACTTCTATCTCAAATGCTTTCTTAAATTCTTCGTAAGTCATTATTCGATACCTGTTATGCGACGCATCTTCTCGGCATCAATAAAACCATCTCCGGCTTCAAATGCCTGGTTAAGTTTAAGAACTCCATCACCGATCGCTGACAACATGGCAGCATCAGGTTCAAATGTCGGCTTCCAAAGAGCTTCTGTTTCAAAGATCTCCTCGCGCAAGTAGTTCATATCATCGCGAATACAGGCTCCAAGGTAGCCGACATTCTTAAAACCTACGCTGAAACATCTCTGTGCTTTGGTTGCCGTTAATCTCAAGGACTCATGGCCAGCCTTGATCGCTTCAGCGCTTGACGGATTTGATGTAACAAACCCGAGATCGTCGAGCGTTAAGCCTGTCTCGCCCGCAAACATGGAAGCAATCGCCTTGAGTTGCTCCAGATGCGGAGTGAAACTCGCCATCTGGAACTGTCCGAGTGTCGGACTGTCGCCGTTATCGTCTTTTGTGAAAGTCAGGAGCGCCGACATGGATGCCTGCCATGAATTGAGCATCTCAGCATCCTCCGAAAGCCCGGTTGCGTACTTCTGCGGGAATGAATAGAACTCCGCAGAGATTTCAGACCGTTTAATCGTTCTCATAGCGCTCTTGGCATAATCCATGCACGCTCTTGAGATGCGTGAATGGCCAAACTGTCTCTTAGCATCAGGTCTGTATATGACCGGAACAAGCGCACAGTATTTACAGTTGAACGTTTCTACCGCAATAGGCTTGTCGGGCTGATCGGCAACATAGATCTCCGTTCTTCCAGGTGTGCAGTATGCCCAGCTCTTGACATTATCATTATCATCACGATCAAGAACGGCATAACCTTCAGTCATGAGCTTCGTGTAATCATCAATGATTCCCGTAGCGTTGCTCCCGTCAATGACCTGGAACCTGACAAGCTTTCCAACCTGATTTTCACCGCCTCTTGTAACCAAAACAAATGAACAGGCGCTGATAAGAGAAGAAAGCATCGCATCGTCATAGAAGATATCGGGATTATTCTGATCAAACATCTGCTTGAAGTTGAAATTATCATTATCCCATCCGTCAAACTGAAGACGATCTGCGAGATTATCAACCGCTTTTGCGCACCACCCGTTGACAGTGGTAAACCATCCCAAGCCTTCAGGTGTGGAAATGCCTAAATCCGGTGCTTCTTGCTTCTGCTCGTAAAATCTGTAACGAAGCAAAACACGAGTACGCTTCGTTACAAGTTTTCTTTTAAGATAAACTATGCCTTTCACTTCTTTGCACCTCTAATCTTTTTCATTATGTCATCTGCTGACGGTCTGTCTTCGGAAACGGATGCCCCGATGTTGTCCAATATCTTCTGCATGGTTTGTATTGCCTGAATACGCACCGCCGGGGAGGTTTCCACGTCATCACGTATCTTGATCAGCATCTTTATATTTTGTTCTGTCTCTTTATCAATCTTCATATAGTTCCTCCGGGGGCTCTCGCCTCCAAATGTGGCACA